CAAACTCACAGCGACACGCTAACTAACAAAGGAAAAACATCATGGCAATCGTTTACCAAGGCAGTGGACAAATCACCATTGGCGCAAACAACATTTCACTCAACTGTTCATCTATCACCCTCGAAGTAGGTTTTGACTCGCTGGAAGCAACCGTGATGGGGGCTAGCGGTCACAAATTCGTCGCTGGGCTCCAAACGGTGAGCGTTTCGGCAACTGTGCTTCTTGAATACGGCGCGACCTCAGTAGAAAAGTATTTGTCAGATGTTGTTGGCGACGGCGACACCACCGTCATTGTGGCACCTGACTCTGGCGTGGCCGCACCCGGCAATCCGATCTACACAATTAGCAACATGATGATCTCGTCGTTCATGCCGATCTCAAGCACCGTCGGCTCCCTTGACACCATGACCGTTACGGGCACTGGTGGCACTTGGGTTCGTGCCGTAGCTTGATCTAACCAACACAAACAAAGGACCCCGACAATGATTGGTATGACGTTACGAGTAGAGATGCTCGACGGAGAAACACACGAGGCACCGATCACTTACGGTGTTGCGTGCAGGTGGGAAGATCATCACCCTCAACTCTCCGTCGGGCAGTTTCTAGAAAACATGAAATTCAAGGCTTTGGCTTGGTTGGCATGGGACGCGGTGCGCTCGAGTGGCGTAATCGTGGAACTGTTTCCTAAGTGGGTTGAAAAAGTAGGGGACATTACGTTTGTCCCAAAAGAGAAACCAAAGCAGGACGCGCAGTCAACCTCATAGCGCAGCTGGCAATTAGGACAGGCATCAGTCCGTTGGATCTGATGGAGTGTCCAGCGTCGGTTGTGGATGAGATGGTTCGTTTGCTTGTTGAGGAAAACGAGAAAGCGAAACACAAAAGATGAGTCTTGGAATTGATCTCAAACCAACTGGCCTGAAAGAGGCGTTGCGTACGATCAATTCCATAGACCCTAAATTGCGTCGTGCTTACGGCAAAGAGATCCGCAAACTCGGGCAAGTTGTTGTGGACGCAATTACGCCGTTAGTTCCTTCATCGTCACCGACTCGGGGCATGGATGGGCAGTGGCGTACCGGGTGGAAAAACGGTCAAACAAAGAACGTCGTCGTCAAAACGAACACTCGAAAAGCACGCAAACGCAACATTGCTTTGGGCGCTCAATATGAGACAATCGGAACGATCACTGTCGGCACAAAAGGCGCGGCTCTCGCGATCGCTGACATGGCTGGCAAAAGTGGCAATAGAAGTCGTAGTGGTCCGCGTGCGCGTCCAAACTTTGCTGGCGTCCTTACTTCAAGTCTTGGTCGCGGTCCGTCGCGTATGGTTTGGGCTGGTGGAGAGAAAGCGATCCCAGATTTTCAGAAGGCTTTAGAGCCTGTCATTAAAGAGGTAATCTTTAAAGCGAATCAAGAACTTATGAAGGTGAACCGCTAATGGCAATCAACATTCCAATTCTCACCGAGTTCTCAGACTCAGGTATTAAGGCCGCTAAAGCCGCTTTTGGTAACTTTAAGACTGCCGTTGCTGACGCTCAGGGTGGCATGGGCAAATTTAAGGCTGGTTCCAAAGTTGCTTTAGATGCCGTTGCTGCCAATGCCGCGTCGTTTGCGGTTGCTGGCGGTATTGCTTTTGCTAAATTTGCTATGGACGGCGTTCAGGCTTTCCAAAAGTTGGCGTTAGCTGCCGAAAAGTTTGCGACCTCAACAGGGTTAGCGATCCAAGATGCTTCCCGATATATGGAAGTTGCAGGCGACATCGGAATACCGATTGACGCCGTTTCGACTGCTATCGGTCGCCTCAATAAAACCATTGGTACAGACTCGGACAAAGTGCGTGAACTTGGCGTAGATCTCGTCTATTTGGCCGACGGTTCTTTAGACGTCAACGCAACGTTCTTGAACACCATTGAACGAATCAAAGGCATTAAGGACCCAGCGGAAAAAGCCAAGGTTGCGGCCCAACTGCTTGGCAAGGGCTGGCAGTCAATGTCCACCCTCATTGAGATGGGCGCTGACGATCTATCTGCCGCTTTAGGCAATGTGTCTGACGCAAAAGTTATTGATCCTTCAGAACTGAAAAAAGCCAAAGAGTTCCGGGACATGATGGACAAATTGAAAGACACTGTTGAAGATTTGTCTTTGTCTTTAGGCGAAAGCCTTATTCCGCTTTTAGTTGATGTTGGTGAACTTGTTGACGACATTAGCGCCGTAGGTCAAGCATTAGAAAAAATACCGGGTGCTTCTTGGGCAAGAGACCATTTTGGTTATTTTCCAGTAATACAATTACTTAAAGATGGTTACAACGGACTGACCGACGCCATTGGCGGTTTCTTTGGTTTGTTTTCAGACGACTCTGAACCACCGAAAAGGACAGGTGCCGTTCTAAAAGAATTAAGTGGTAACGGCATAGGACTGTTCGATGCTTTCAAAACTATGAATGGAGGGATTTTTGAAGTTTTAATTGCCCTCAAAGAAACAAAAAATGAAGGGTTTGATCCGCTCAACGACAGTATTAATGACACGACTAAAGCTCTCTTTAATGCTGACGCCGCATGGAAAGTTTTAACCGACAACCTTGACCAAGAAGTTGCGTTAGACCAAGCCAAATTAAAACTTAAAGAACTTGAAGCCGCCGCCAAACTTGCTTTTGGGTCAGGTGCCCAAGCCGACATTGACGCCTACGAACAGCAGGCCGCCGAATTTGTTGGAATGTTGGCTGCCATATCAGGCGGTATAGACACCGTTTCTTCTAAAGACATTTTGCTTCGATTCAAAACTCAAGGCCCAGCCGCCGCTTTAGCCCTCGCCACATTTCTTGCTAACGGGTCTATGGACGGGGACGTCTATGACTCTTTCAGGCTTGAAGGTATAACTGCTCGCGCAAACGGGGGTCCGGTCAATTTTGGCAATTCGTATCTAGTGGGTGAGCAGGGACCAGAGTTATTCACACCAACATCGTCGGGAAACATCACCCCAAACCACGCTTTAGGCGGCGGTGGCACCATCAACATTACGGTCACTTCAGCCGACCCGAATGAGGTTGTTCGAGCGTTGCAAACTTATGTCCGCCAGTCAGGCCCTGTACCTGTTAACACTCGGACTATGTAATGACAAAACTCACTTGGCGTATTAACAAAGGCACAGGTGGAGGTGCCGTTGACATCACAGACAAAGTTCTGTCTATGAACTTTAGTTTTGGACGAGAAAAATATTTAGACACTTACTCAGGCAAATTCCTTAATTTGACAATTAACAACGCTTCCGATTATGCGTCAACGATCGCCTATGGAACCACCATTGACGTTCAAATTTTAAACAGCAGTGGTGTAATCCAAAGCAACTTTAACTTTTGGGTCCAAGAAATTAACTACAACGACGCACCGGGCGGTGTTGGATTAAACACGGCAACCCTTATTTGTGCGGACTGGTTGAGTCGAGCGGGCCGTGTTCAAGCGACTTCGTATGTCATACCGCAAAACACGGTGTATGAACAATGCCTTGATTTCAATGCTACTAGTGGTGGCCCACTCCCAACAGATTTAGAATTTTTTGGTTTAGGTGGCAGTAGTACTTCAATCGGTTCAGCAATTACTTATACAGGCACAGTTTCTAATTATGTGAATTTGGCTGTCACAACTGAACGCGGTTTTTTAGTTGCTTATGATAACAATTTGTTTATTCGTAGCAGAAATTTGATTAGTGGTACTTCCCCAGGTTCAATTCAGTTAGGTCGGACTGCTACCGCTACACAAATTGGGTATCAGTCTTTTGATCGAATCCAGAACGGCTTGCAGTTCATCAACAATGCGACCATTACCAGTACTGGTGTGGCAGATCAAACGGTGTCAAACGCCAGTTCTGTTTCAACTTATGGCAGTTCTTTTTATTCCAGCCAAACCGTTGACTATAACGCTACTCAAGCAAACGGGAACGCCAGTTGGATTGCCAACACTTTAAGTGACCCTGCGTCGCTCAGGTTTAGTTGTTCTTTTAGCGATGTAGCGCAAAACCAAACCGCTTTAGACGATCTATTTTTTTCAATGTTTTATATTATTTCAAATAACAGGACTTTGACTTTGAATTACACGCCCCCCGGTGGTGTAAGTACAGCAGTCAACGTCGTTGTTGAGGGCTACTCATTCAACGTGACACCGCAACAAACAACAGTCACTTTTGATATGAGCCCGTTGCAGTATTACCAGTTTTTCACACTTAACTCAACTTTTCTAGGTATTTTAGACACCAGCCGTTTAGGTTGGTAAAGGAGAAATATGGCTATCAACCCAAACACAGACTTTTCGTCAGGTGCCGTTCTGACAGCGGCACAACAGAACCGTTTTCCTCGTGGAATCATGGCATACAACAGTGTCGATGCCACCGATGCAACAGTCACTGCCGAAGAAGTAATGATTACTGGCTCATCGTTCACCGCTGTCGCAAACCGTTACTACCGCATTACATACCAAGAACCAAGTTTGGCAAGCGCAGGCGCAAACGCAGTCTTCACCTTGAGAATTCGACTTACAAACCTTGCAGGCGCTATCCAAAACGAGGTTAGAGAATTAAACCAGTCAGCAAGTACCGCAATCCCGACTAGCGGAATATGTCAAGCCATCGTTACTTTGACTGCTGGAACCCGAAACTTTGTGGCAACCCTGCAATGCAGTTCCGGTACAGGTCAAGCGCAAAGGTCGGGAACAATCCTCGGGTTTCTTTTAGTGGAAGATATTGGGCCAGCCTGATGAAAAGCCTGATTGTCGCCGCCGCCCTAATCATTGCAATGACTTTCGTAATCACCTCATGCAACGACAGAACCCGTGAAACTTGTGTCGACCAACCTACGGCCCCAAGGTGCAACCAATGAAACGATTGAGCAATTCCGAGATCAAAGCCCGACTTATTCTCATCGTCGGCATCGCTTTAGCGGTCGCGTTCCTAGGATCAACCGCCGCACTTTTATACGGCTTGCTGTTTGTGGTGCAACCGTTAGACGTTTCACCCAATGACGAAAGCGCATGGTCGCTACTCAGCCCCATGATGCTGTTCCTCACTGGCGCACTATCAGGTATCCTCGCCTCAAACGGCCTCAAAGATAAGGACCAAAAAGATGACCAGTAGACCGTACACAGGCAACAAAGACGGCAACCATCCCACAGAACGACCCGGCACGAAACGGTTTGTCGAATTCATGGAATACCTTTTCGGCATGAAATCGTTGGGCATCTACGCCAACCGTCCGATGCGCGGCTCAGCCAACCTCAGTGTTCATGCAACATGGCGGGCCGTAGACCTCAAAGGCAAAGGGACCGCCAAACAGAACGCCGACGCCCGTAAAGCCATGGTCGAATTCCTGTTTACTCACCGCGACATTTTGGGCATAGAAGAGATTCACTGTTACGACGGCGTAGGTTGCCCGATCCCAAACCTGACCAAATATGGCGGCGGTTACCGATGCGACCGTGACGCTTGGAAAGCATGGACCCCACAAAAGAACGCTGGCACACCCGGCGGAGACTGGACGCACGTCGAAATCAGTCCGACCCACGCAGACAGTGTGACCCTAGTGGATAAGGCTTTTGCCCAAATATTTGCGTAGTGCCTTGACAATCGGCTTGGGAGTCGGTCAAATGACTGGCAACCAAGTGCGTCCCCCAATAGGTGGACCCCGACCGCAGGAGGAAAGCAATGCAACAATCCCTTTTTGACGTTCTCG